CTGACTTACTCATAGTCAACACCCCACCAGAACACGCAAAGTCCACGACCATTACGGTCAACTATGCGGTATATCGGATTTGCCAGAACCCTAATATCAGAATAATGATTGTGTCTAAGACACAGGCTATGGCGCAAAAGTTCCTGCTCTCCATCAAGAACAGACTAACGCATCCTAAGTATCAGGACCTACAACTCACCTTTGGACCACCAGGTGGTTTCGAGAAGAATTCTGATTCGTGGAAGCAGGACTTAATTTACCTATCCTCAGAGGCTCGTGACTCTGGTGAAAAGGACCCTACAGTACAGGCAATCGGTATCCGTGGTCATATCTACGGAGCGCGTGCTGACTTAATCATCATGGATGACTGCGTGGATAACACCAATGCCCATGAGTACGAAAAGCAGATTGACTGGATTCAGTCTGAAGTCATGTCCCGTATTGATGAGGATGGGGGCAAACTGCTTCTCATAGGAACCCGCTTGCGACCAAAGGATTTATATTCTGAGTTGCGCGACCCTATGCGATACCCAGATGAAACTTCCCCTTGGACTTACTTCGCACAACCTGCCGTTTTAGAATTTGACGAGGACCCAGAGAACTGGGTAACTCTATGGGCTAAGACCAACATGCCACCTGTATCAGGCAAAGGCGTTCCAGACGAAAATGGTCTGTACCGCAAGTGGGATGGACACGCACTTCTTAAGAAGCGTAGCCGTCTATCTCCAAACCTATGGGCAATGGTTTACCAGCAACAGCAGGTACATGAAGATTCAGCATTTCCTGCCGAAGCCATTAAGGGTGTTATTAACGGCGCTAGAAACTTTGGGCGAATACCTAAAGGTAAGGCTGGCGTAAGACCGCAAGGTATGGATGGACTTATTGTGATTGCTGGTCTTGACCCTGCTGGTTCAGGTTATACAGCAGCGGTTTGTTTAGCCATAGATATTTCTACACAGAAACGCTACCTGCTAGATGTATCAAACAAGGCAGGTATGAAGCCAGATGAAATCCGCGCTTTGATTAAAGAGTGGACTGACATCTACAAGATTTCTGAGTGGCGTATTGAAAAAAATGCTTTTCAAACAATGTTGACTCAGGACCGTGAGGTACGGGAATACCTTTCGTCAAGGGGTGCGCTCCTTAGAGAACATCACACGGGTCAAAACAAATGGGACACGAACTTCGGAGTCGCATCCCTTACGACTTTATTTCATGGCTATGAAGATGGCAATGCTCTTATTGAGTTCCCATCAACCCATGCCAACGAAGGTATTAAAACTTTAATTGAACAATTAGTTACTTGGTATCCAGATGCGCCTAAAGCGCAAAAGACAGATACCGTGATGGCTTTCTGGTTTGCAGAACTTGGATGTCGTGACCGCGTTGCCAATGCAAGAACCTTTGCACGCAGCCATAGCAGCATCAATATGTTCCACACGCCTTACGATAAATCTAAGCAATACACCGTACAACTAAGCGACATCTATTAGAACAGGAGGTGGGTGTGTCATACTCGCTAGACGAAATTAAAGACAACTACGAGCGTTATCGTCAGTTCTACTCTGACCGCGACACCCGCATGGAACAAGTACTTCTTGTTCGTCAGGGTCGCATGCGCGATGTATTTCCAGATTTGTTCCCAGACGGACCATTTGAAAATCCAATCGTTGCAAACATGGTAGATATTTCTGCTCGTGACTTGTCTGAAGTTATAGCGCCACTACCCGCATTTAACTGTAATTCCCCATCTATGGTGTCTGACAAAGAACGCAAGAAGGCTGACAAACGAGAAGAAATCGTTAACGGCATTATTGACTTCTCTGATTTACAGACCCAGATGTTTCCAGCATCAGACAGATATGTAACCTATGGGTTCGTACCTGCACAGGTAGAAGTAGATTTAGATAACAACATGCCACGCATCCGCTTCTTTGATTCCTATGGATGCTATCCAATCATTGACAGATTTGGAAAAGTTCATGGTATGTATCAGCGAGTTAGAAAACCATTGGTTGAACTAATGAGCGCATACCCAGAGCATGCACATTTGCTTTACGACAAAGACTCAACTAACTCAATGTTGGAGATTGTTCGTTACCATGACAAAGACCAAGATGTTATTTTCGTGCCTTCACGAAACAACATGGTTATTGACCGCACGCCTAACCCGATTGGTGAGTGTCTTATTCGCGTTGTTATGCGACCATCCTTGGATGGTCAAACGCGAGGTCAATTTGACGATGTTCTTGCGATTCAGGTTGCTAAGGCTCGCTATGCGCTTCTATCTCTTGAAGCAGCGACTAAAGCGGTTCAATCGCCAATCGTAGCCCCTACCGACCTAAATGAGTTAGCCTTTGGACCAGATGCTATCGTTAGAACTGAGCGACCTGGAGATGTTCGCAGACTACCTATCGAGATACCAGCAGGTGCTTTTGCACAACAGCAGGTTCTTGAAGGGGAGTTACGACTAGGTTCGCGTTACCCAGAATCCCGTACAGGAAACATTGATGCTTCTATCGTCACGGGTCGTGGCGTACAAGCACTTATGGGTGGATTTGATACACAAATCAAGTCAGCACATGCAATGTTTGCTCGTGCCTTTGTTGAACTTGTAGGGCTTGCTCTCAAGGTAGATGAAAAAGTTTTTGGCGATATGGAGAAAGTACTACGCGGTACACGCAACGGTACTCCATACGCTATTAAGTACAGACCAAAGCGTGACATTGATGGTGATTACACTGTTGATGTTCAGTATGGTTTGATGGCAGGACTTGACCCTAACCGCGCTTTGGTGTTCGGTCTACAAGCACGCGGAGATAAATTGATTTCCCGTGACTTCCTACGCCGTCAAATGCCTTTCTCTTTCAATGCAACACAGGAAGAAGAAAAGGTTGATACAGAAGATTTGCGCGATGCAATGAAGCAAGCGATTGCTTCCTATGCACAGGCTATTCCTGCGCTTGCTTCTCAAGGACAAAATCCTTCAGACATCTTGTATAAGTTGTCAACCGTCATCAATGAACGCCAAAAGGGTACGCCTATTGAAAAGGCAGTATCAGAAGCGTTCCAACCAGAAACTCCCCCACCTGGCGCGATGACCCCTGAAGCAGTAAGTCCTGACATGCTTGGGCAACCAGGTGCGGTCCCACCAGGTGAGGGGCAGATTCCAGAAGGCATGAGTGCCACTGGTCGCATGATTGGTGTGGCTCCTGGACAAATTGCACCAGGTGGTAGACCAGATGTTCAGTCGTTACTAGCAAGTTTAACGCAAAGAGGTGAACCTAATCTTCAGGCTTCCCTCGTCAGACGACTACCAGTTGCATAGGGAGGTGACAAAATGAAGAAGATGAAGAAATCGTTAGCAGGCGGTAAGAAGCCAGCAAACCAAGGTTCAGCAGGAAAGCCAAATGTACAGAAGCCAATGACGGCTAAGAAGGCTTCCTCAAAGGGTGGCAAGACATATTTCTCAAGCAATCCAAGCGGAACACGCGGTTCACGCGCTAAGTAATTACATCCCTAATCGTTTCGATGGTTAGGTGCCGACCTGAGCATGTCGCGCTAATAAAACTGCTCACTAGATTTGCCAACAGGTTCCTAGGATGTCCTGCTGGCTACCCCAAAGCCTCTGCAGTAGCACGCTTTGGTCTTATCACCCTAGTTCAACGGATAGAACATTGGTCTACGAAGCCAAGGGTTGCAGGTTCAAATCCTGCGGGTGATGCGAATACCCTGGAACGGTCCCTGAAGTCGTACTTGGCGTTAGGCGTATACGGCAGACCAAACCGCCAGGGTTTAGTTTAAACAAGCGCTCATATAGCGAGAGGTAATAATGGCAATCAAAAAAGAAAATAACTTCCAAGTATCCGCAACGGGCGGTGCTGGAACTAATGGTCAACCTGCAAGATATGCAGCAGGTATTGATAATGCACAGGATTTCTATGATGTTCAAACATCTGCACCTATGTCAGGTGAAAATCCAGCAAATAAACCTGCAGCAATGTCACCAGAGATGATGCCAAAGATTTCAACTGCTGGAATTGTACCTCTTGATGCTTACACACAGTACCCTGAAGAAGGCGTTGACACTGGTGGAGCGCTAGGACCAAACGCAGGTGAAGAAGTTATGGCTGCACCTGCCATGTTAAAAGCACAAAACAACCAAGATATTGCCGCCCTTGCTGCATACTTGCCGTTCTACGCAAAGATTGCTGAGATGCCACAGGCATCTAACGCCATGCGTAACTGGTATCGCTATGTTCGCAGTCAGGTTGAGGGCATACAGTGAGTTGGTTTGAAAACTTAGGCAAGATGGCGAAGTCTGCTGTTGACTTCACAGGCTTGCCAGGACTATTCAAAGACTTAGCAACCGCGGGAAGTAATGATGACCCGTGGTACATAGATGGTGTTAACTTTGTTAAGAACACTGCAAAGGTAGCAACCACCCCAGTTCGTGCTGCGGTAGGTGGATTGCTTGCAGTTGGTGAAGCATCTTATGAATTGGGTGGCAAAGTACGCCGTGAAGGTGTTGAAACAATACTTGACCAACCATTTATGTACAACAAGTTTAAGGCTCCAGGTGAGTCTTACGCAGATTACACACTTCGTGTAGAGCGCGAGAAGGAAAACATCTCGCTTGGTCAGGCTGCTGCTTCAGTATTCTCTCCAGGTCGTACATCAGGAGATAAGAGTGGTTGGTTCCAGAACTGGACTGACAACAATCTAAAGTTTTTATCTGCAGGCTTTGACATCTTCAATCAGGAAGATAGAGATGCAGCATTTAGCGACCAGTACCTAGGCAAAATACTAACTGGTTTACCAGATTTAACAGCCTCAACAATTATTGACCCGCTTACATTTACTGGTTTCTTAGGTAAGGGCGCAGTTATCGTAGCCAAGGCTCCAATGCTTGACCAGATTTCTGGTCGCACAGCCCGTGCTGTCTTTGGTAAATATGCCATGACAGAGCAACGCATGGATAACATCCTTACTCAAGCCTTGGATGGCAAGGGTGAAGGACTAACCGACATTACTTTCCTTGCAAATAGCAATGCTCGTGAGCAATACGAGTACTGGCGCAAGAAGAAAGTTACAAACCCTGATGCCATGGCGTACCTATTTGGTCGCGCTAAGACAGAGCAGGATGTTGTAGACACTTTCCGTGCAGTTATGTATCGCGATAATCAGTCAATCTCAAAGATTGCCTCACAAGATGCAGAAGCAGCGCTCGTATTAGATGCAGCAAGTGATGTTCCACATCCACATCGTCAACTTCTTGAAGGTAAATCAGATGGAGATATGATTACCTCTATTGAATACAATAAAGCATCTGGCGATTACATCACTAAACTTACTGATAAAAATAGTGAGATTTATGACCAGCGCTTTGCAGAGGCTCTTGATACAGCCCGTACAGGCGGTCAGTTAAAGTATGGATTTAGCCGTGGACCTTACGAAGGTAAACTGGCTCAAAAGTCTAAGAACAAAGCACAGGCTACATTTGCTGAAGCAGATAGCGTAACTTTCCAAAAGACCAGCCTTCACCCAATCGTTAAGGTAGTTAATTACTTTACAAAAGAACTACCAAGCGGTGTGTTCAATGTAAACGATGGCGATTCATACATTGAGTTTAACGCTTTCTTGCGTGAAGCAAATGAACTATCTGGTGGGCGCTTTGGTGCC